GTCATATGTTTTTCCCCATAAAAAATCCGTTCTGGTTTTGTTATTGCAAAGCCTTTATCTTTCAATGCTTCATTGCGGTGGTGGTTTTGTATTGCGTCACGTTTGCGTTTGTATGCCTGTCCCCTTCGACTGTTGCAAGGTAAGCAGGCTGGCACCATTTGGTCATGTGATCCGCCGCGGTCTAATTCAACCAGATGATCAGCGGTTGTTGCTTCGTTGCCACACCAATGACAGGTGGGGTTGTCTGCTAATAGCGCTGCACGTTTCCGTTTGTATTCGGCGCTGTCGTATGGGGTTGGTTGGCGTGTCATGTTTTTTGCTGGCGCGCCCTGGCGGGCTTGCCCTCAATTCTTTATGTTAGGGCATCTGGACGGGCTGGTGTTTGTTGTGTTTGTTTTGTGTATGTCATTTTGTATGTTTGCGCTAGGGCATAGATGTGATTGCCCCACCCACCAGATTGCCCAACCTGGTACCCATTTACATTCAATGACGATTGTTTACGCCTTGCCAAATCGCTTTGCCTAAACCATTTCGTCTTGCATGTTTCAGGGCGCGATTTTCTACCCAGGTTCCCCTGTTTACTGCCCACCCCATGCAAACGGGGAACACACATGATGCTTGCCTATTGTTGCTTAGAAATTAGGAAATCTACTAGATCGGTGTACGGCACAAACAAATCCGCCGCCGCCGTGTACACCGTGATGTCAATTTTGCGTTTGGTGTCAAATGTTCCTTCAACGTCCCATTTGTCGAATGTCGCGCGCGGGGACAAACACCAGATGTTGGCGGTCTTTTTGCAGACCATCACATAGGCCAACGGTTTGACCGTTTTCATGTCATATCCATATTTGGTGTCCACAAATAGCGGGTCATAAATCAGTTGGCCTTGCTCATCGCAGATGTGGGTGCGCGCTTTGACCTCTAACGGTTTATCTGTCCACGGTAGGCAAATGTCCTTTTCGTGGCGTGTGATCCATTCCTGTGTGCGGTCTTTTGGTGGCTCTGGTGTCCAGCATTGCACCCCGCGCAATTTCAGGCGGTCTGCAAGCATGCTGGCCCAATATGCGCCTTCACTAAACGCGGCAGGATAATCAAATGTCATGGTCATTGATGCGGGTTGCTCAACATGTAAAGCACATATTCCATGTCTGATGGTTTCCAAACCGCGGAATACACCCCAGCCTGTTCAAATGCCATCAGCCAACGTTTCTGCAATGGGCTGGTTTTGCCTTTTTCGCTTTTCAATTCGATAGCCAAAATCTTTGCGCCCGTAGGGTGGATTAGTAGCAGATCAGGAAAACCTGCATCACCTTGAATGTGTGTTGCCCATGCGCCGCGCCTGTTCATCGCTGGTAGGTCATGGTGAATGAGCCAGCCATAACGTTTGGCAACACCAATGACCAAATCTTTGAAATCGGTTTCATTCATCGGCGGAAACAATCCTTTTATTGTCTGCCAACCATTCCCACGCTTGCGCCAGTTTTTGCCATGTTTCGCGGCTGGCCTCTAACTGTTCATATCGCTTTTCTAGCAATGCTTTTTCAGCGCGCAATATCTCAATTTGACCGCGCAAAAATGCAATGATTTCTGTTGGGCCAGTACCAAATTCCTGTTCATCGAATGTCATTTCAATGCCTCAATCACCGCGCTGGCCTCATGGGATTTCAACAATTCCAGCACAGCATCATCACGGTTCACGGTGCGCTGTATAAATTCCAGCAAATTCAAATCGTCCATGTTTGCGTCCTTTGCCAGTTTTTTGATGTAGCCCAATTGCTTAGGTGTGGCAAATGCACCAGAGGGAATGTGCACCTGCGCGCTAGAGGCCACCTGGCCACCCTGGCGTTCTACCTTTTGCATTTCCTCACGGGAAGGCCGTTTGCCTTGTGTAGCAAATCCCATGTTGGCTAGGCATCGGCCCAAACTAGACGTTTCACAATTTTCCACAAATGATGTGGCGTTTACGCCGCGATCTGTGTGAATTTCGTGCGCGTAGCCTGTGGCTGTTGGGTGTGCATCATCGCGGTGTTTCCAGATCACGCTGCGAACAATGCAGGTGTCCCCGTCATAGTTCATCAATGTGGTTTCAACGCGCCCGTCTGGGTATGTTTCCCAAAATCGGTTCAACCGTGTTTCTACGGTTTCGTAATTTGATAGATCAAATGCCATTGGTGTTTCCTTCTGTCTGTTTTCTAGTTGTTCTCTGCGTTTTGCATCGCTTCGAATTTGGTTTGCTGTGTGGGCTTTGTAATTCGCATATTTTGATGCGGTGTAATAGCGCCCCATTGGTTTACAATTCGCCGCCTAATTCCTCTATGCAACGCAAACATGTTTCTGCATAGATTTCGTTGCCTGATAAATCAAAATCTGTTTTCATCACTTTCAACGTGCGTATCAGGTAATCATCACGGACTGGTTTGGGTGTGTGTGCAGGCCTGCAAATATCATCAATGAGTTTCATCATTGCGTGTGTTTGTGGCGTTACTTGCAGATCAATTTTGTCTGTAATCATTTTTCGTGTTTCCTCTGTCATGGAATTTTCGGATAATGGGTATTCAATCATTTGGCTGTTCGCCAGGGTGACCACCCTGACCGTGTCCAAATAATCAAACCTGCTTTGAGATTAGTCTGTGCCTGTAACAGGTTTTCACATGATGTAATCAGGCCTGCTTTTTGTAGGTAACTGTTCGAACCTTGACACCAAAATGAGTTGATCTGCATGAGGCCATAGGACTGTCCTACGGTGTCGCGTTTGTTGTGTGCGTTTGGGGTGCATCGACTTTCGCGCTGCATGACATATTCCAGTTTGTCGCGCTGTTCAACAGGCCAACCCAGGTTGACGGCTAGGGCGCTAAATTGTTCGCAAACGGTGGCTGATGGGTTTATGTAGAAAACTGTGGTGGCCGTGGCCGTGGCCGTGGTGGCGGTTGGTTCAATTAGGAACGGTGCCAGGGCAATGGTGGTGCTAGGTGGCTCTGATTGGCTCATTAGAGGCTGTATGGCAAGCGTGAAACCCACTAGGGCTGAAATAACACCTGCCACAATTTTGGTTGCTGTAAACGTCATTTTTTCTCCAATTGGTATGGAACGCCCCAGGTGTCCCCGATGGCGTTTTTGAATGACAGTTGGGCGTGTAACACTTTTTGGCTGTCTGGGTCACGGAAAATTTGCACCAGCACTAATTGGTTTGTGTCCAATGCGGTGGTGAAAACCTCATATGTGTACGTCTTAGCGTCAGCCATAACTGTTTATCCCTCTGTCAGGTATATGAACACCCTATGGGGTGGGTGTGGCTGGGTCAAGCATTAGCGCTGGTGGGGTCTTATCGCCCACAAAATAGAACCAATGCCACGGTTCAGCGGGCATCACCTCTAATGACCAACCATAGTTTGGCGCGTTTTCACACAACCATTTCCACAGGATCGGATCAGAGGTTCCAGCAATATCGACTGCCAATCCCAGGTTGTGGCGTGATGATCCAGGTGCGGCCAATGGTGCGTTCCCTGGCTTCAAATAGTATTTTCGGCCTTCCCACGTTCTGGTTGATGCGCCAGCAATTGGTTCCAATGTGTAGCGCTGTAGGAAACCAGCCTTTTGTTGGGCTAATGATCTGTAGGTATCGCCCGCGCTGGTTGGTTTGAATTGTTTGATGCCTGATGCAAAGGCGGCCTGACGCATAGCCACCCAACTGGCCGCTGCTAAATGATGCAATTTGCCCATTGGTTTGATATCGCGCAATAGGTTTATTGGCAATTCACCTGGTTTGCAATGCGCCAAATCGGCTGGCAATACCAGTTTTCTAATCGGTGGTTGCACTAGATCCTGGCTTAGATTTCAGGCCATTCGATGCCACAAGGCCAGACAGCGTGCCAGTCAAAAACACCAGCAACGTGGACAGCAAATCAATTAGTTGTGCGTCTGTTGGTGCCTGCTCTGTTGGCTGATCCACAAACAAAATTCCATAAATGAACGCCATCACGGTAAATGAAAAACATATGGCCATCAAACGGCCAACGAAAACAATTAGCCCTGCATGTTGTTGTTCTGGTGTCTTAGTCACATGCGGCCTTTGTGAAACATTGATATTCGATATTAGTTTTTGAAACGGTGCAACCACTACAACCCCAAACCACTACGGCTATTAGTAGCGCGTATCCAATCATGTAACGCCATTTCACTATTCAGGGCGTTTGAGTGGTTTTGGCGGTTCGGCTTCATGTTCCCAAACGGTTAGGGTTTCACCTTCAAGGTTCCAACCAAAAGGAAAACCCGCTTCAACTAGTAATTGTATTAGTTGTTCATGTGACAAACTCATAGTGAAACCTCAAAAACTGTAATTGAGCCAGTGGCGTTGTTGTATTGACTGGTGGCCGTTGTTGGTGAGCCTGCTCTTTGTCGCATTGTGTAAGTAATCGCTGATGTTGATGACGGCGCGTCAAGAATGCTCATAGAAATAGGTGCAACCATGGCCGTTGTAATTTCGCCCATGCCATAAGTTGCTTCGCCAAGGTTCGTGCTATCGCGGTAAATTGTCCAAATAGCGGTGTTGCTTCCAGCAACATTTCGCGCGCTTGTAGTACATAAAACAAAAATTTTGCTTGACGTGGCCTGCGGGGTAATAGTTACCGACAAACCATTACTAAGAAAAGTTAGGGTTGCGTTTGAGGTTGCCGTCCCACTTGTTGCGCTAACAACTTGCAAAATGCGAAACGCGCCACGCAAACCATTTTGTTCTGCAGCAGTCAAAACCTGACCTGCAGTAAAACTGGCTGGTAAATTTGTTGGTGTAGCCATAGTGCCCCTTATCCTAAAACATTGTCTGCATCAAGTGTGCCATACGTGGCGTTATCCAAAATCAGTTCAAAAACGATTGTGGTGGGTGCCGTTGACAGCATGATGCTGTGCCCTGATGTGACGCTAATGGTGTGTTCAATGCCTTCCACGCTTAGTTCCTGGGCTAGTTCGGTGGTACCAGATCCGCTTTGAAACGTTTTTTCCACGGTAATGGTTTCGCCAATTTCAATGCTGGCAACGGTGTCGCGCTGGGCTGTGGTCAACATCAAGAAATCGGTTTCAACGCTGGTGTATCGGGCCTCTGGTTCGCCGTTTAGTAGGTATGACGCGGCGGTGTCAATGCTGGTTTGTTCATGTAGCAGGCTGTTGGTGATGCTGTTGGTTTGAATGAAATATGTGGCAATTGAGGCCAGATCCTCTGCGGTGGCTGTGTTGCCGTTGAGGCCTGTGACCACAGCGCGGTTTATTACTGCGTCCGCTTCAAATGATATGCCTACGCCGTTGTATGGGATTTCTGTGCCATCGTCATGGAAATCTGCCACGCTGGCAGAAATGGTTGCACCAATACGATTTTGGAATGTCAGTTTGCCTTCGGCGCTCATAAACAGGCGGCCAAATTCTGCGGTGCTGTTGATCTGGCTGATGTATTGCAAAACGTTTGTTCCAGCAGGGACGGTGTAGGCAGCGTCGTGGCCCAGGTTCACGGTTCCTGTTGCAATGTCACGGTCAGCCAACGGGAAATCAACCTCTGGCAAATCCAGCACCGTTTCAATTCGTTCGCCTGATGTTTCGGCGGTGACGTTCAATTCGTCTAGGTAGGTTTGGGCTAGCAAATAGAATTGGTCAGCGCAATACACCGTCACGGTGTCAAGAGTAAATGAAAAATTGTAGTCATAATTCACCACATAGCCTTTGAACAGGTAATGGGCCACGTTGCTGGTGTCGTATCGAATGAGGCGTACCTCACGCATTGGCGCTAGTCCAGGCTTTGCTTCCGCGGTGTCCCAATAGGGCGAATTTTCATCAAACGGATTGAACACCCCATTAGCCAATGTGTCGTTCAAAGTGAATGACATTGTGCCAGCGCTGAATTGGTCACCAATGTCCCTGCGTCCGCGCTTGACGTTTATGCCAATGCACCCTTCCATGACGCTGGCAAATTCGCCTTCACCGTCCAAAACATATTGGGTATTATCCAGCAGACCGCGCGTTGCATCGTCCAGGGTGAACGCATTGACGGAAAACCCTGTGGCTACCTGTAAATCATAATTTCCGCTGTCAATTACTGCAACACCAGGCATCACGCCACCTGAATGTTTGCTGGGCCAGCGCTGCGATTGTAAGCGCGTATTGCGTTCACTATGGCTTGCCCAATTTCGGCGCTAGTTGCCAAACCACCATTTACGTTGACGGTGATACCGCCACCCATGCCACCCAAACGGTCTAATGGGATCACAGCCTCTGGGCCGTTACCTTCACCAATCATGGCAAGTGTTGGGCCTGTAACAATTCCACCTTCCGCCAAACGCGGAATGTTCATTCGCCCAGGTGCAGGTGTTTTTGATCCGCCTATTGTTGGCAAATTCACATGGCTGATTGTGCTGATATCGGGCGCAATAGGAATTGCGTTATAGGCGCGAATGATGCCGTTCACCATCATGATTGCGCCGTTCACAACACTTTCAAACGCGCCCAAAATTCCGTTGATAATTGTATTCACGCCTGTTTTGAACCAGTCAAATTTGTTGTATGCAACCACCAGCGCGGCAACCAATAGTGCTACACCTGCCGCAATGAGGCTGAACGGGTTTAGTGCCATTGCAATGTTTGTGGCAACAATGGCGGCTGCAACAATGCCAATGGCGGCAGCAATAGCCAGAAACGCTTTCGGATTATCTTGTGCCCATGCAGCGAAACGGTTCAACACAGGCAGGACGGCTTCAAGCACAGGCAACAATGCCGCGCCAATACTTTCTTTTGTTTCGCCCAATGAGTTGGTCAGAATTTTCATTTTGCCTGCTGCGGTTTCCGCGCTCTTTGCTGTTGCACCGCCAAATGTTCCACCCAGCACGTCCATGATTTCGTTGAGGCTTGCGCCTTCTTTGATCATGCTGGCCATCTCTGGGGACAAAGAACGCAAGGCCTTGAAATTTCCCTGGTACGCCTTAGCAAGCGCATCGGCAATTGTCGTGCTGTCCATTTGTAGCGATGTGCTGATGTCCATGACTAGGTTCATGTCTTTCATGGCTAAATCAACATCTTTGGTGCCACGGACTAAAGCCTCTAAAGATTTTCGATATTGACTGTCAGCAATTCCTGACGCCCTGCTCATAGCCGATATTTGCTTTTCTACCTGTGCGGTCTGTGCAGCGCCCGCGCCAGTCACATTCTGCAACGTCAACGCAAGCGCGGCCTGTTCCTGCTGATCTTCCATTGCAGCGCGTGTGGCATCACCTAAAGCAACAGCCAAACCTGTGATTGCGGCAGCGGCAGGAATAGCAGCCTTTTTGATGGCGTACTGGGTTTTTGCGCCAACGCCCTGAAGGCTCTTGAATTCCTTTTGGGCGCGGTCTAACCCTTTGCTGTCGAATTCTGAAATGATCGGAATTTTGATTGCCATTACATCACCAGGTTTCTATTGACAGCGTCCATTACGCGACCA